CAACGCAGCCGACACCGTGCGCGGTGCAATCGAAGCCGCCTTCGACGCCCACAGCACTTGATGCAGAACCCGCCCCGGCGCTCGCCGGGGCGCTCGAACCTCCGGGCCATCGAGCACACCGCGAGCCGTAACGCCTGCTCTTGAGCGCGTGCCATCCGAAGCGAACACGGGTGCCATAGCGAGGCGATGAAACCCTCATTCATCGGTTACAGGAGATAAGGCAATGTCTTTCCCCAATGTCTCGGACATCGTTGCGACGACCATCGAGTCGCGTTCGCGCAAGATCGCGGACAACGTGACGAAGAACAACGCGCTGCTGGCGTGGCTGGAAGCGCGCGGCAACGTGAAGACCATCAGCGGCGGCTCGGTGATCTATCAGGAACTCTCGTTCGCCGAGAACGGCAACGCTGGCTGGTACTCCGGCTACGATCTGCTGCCCGTCGCGGCGCAGGACGTGATCTCGGCCGCGCAGTACAACATCAAGCAGGCGGCGTGCCCCGTCATCATCAGCGGTCTCGAACAGCTTCAGAACGCTGGCCGCGAACAGATGATCGACCTGCTCGACGGCCGCGTGAGCGTCGCCGAGAGCACGATGATGAACCTGCTCGCATCCGGCATCTACTCGGACGGCACGGGCGCGGGCGGCAAGCAGGTGGACGGTCTCGACGCGGCTGTCGCCATCACGCCGACGAACGTCTACGGCGGCATCGACTCGAACGTGTGGGCGTTCTGGAAGAACAAGTCCACGGCGGCGGGTCTCGACGCAACGACCGTCACGGGCGCGATGAACGCGATGTGGGCGTCGCTGGTGCGCGGCATGGATCAGCCCGACCTGATCGTGATGGACAACGCCATGTGGGGCATCTACATGGACTCGTTGCAGAGCCAGCAGCGCTTCACCGATCCGTCCAAGGCGAAGCGTGGTTTCGCCACGATTCAGTTCATGAACGCGGACATCGTGCTCGACGGCGGCGTCGGCGGCTTCGCCACCACGAAGACGGCGTACTTCCTCAACACGAAGTACCTCTTCTGGCGTCCCCACGCGCAGCGCAACATGGTGCCGCTGGCGCCGAATCGCCGCTACGCGATCAATCAGGACGCCGAAGTGCAGATTCTCGCGTGGGCGGGCAACCTGACGAGTTCCGGCCGTCAGTTCCAAGGTCGCCTGATCGACAACACCTGATCGAAAGCGTGATCTGATGCAGTTATAACGGGCGTCCCTCGCGGACGCCCGTTTGCCAAACAGGAGACACTTGATGGCGAAGACGAAGACCACAGCGGCCGAAGAGACCTTCGAGCCCCTGCCCGAAGCCGCGCCGGAAGCCGCGCCGGAAGCCGCGCCCGCAGTAGTGCCCGCAGGCGGCAGCGAGCCCGGTGTTCCGGGCCCCAGCGACCTGACGCGCGCCAGCGCGCAGCCCGTCGCACCCGAAGTCACGGAGGATTGAACCATGCCCGCATCCCTTCCCGGCAGCACCCTCGCGCAGAACAAGGCGAACCCGTCGCTGGGCCAAGCTGTCATCTTCTGCGCGCTCTCTGGCCCGAAAGGCTCGCCGCTCGACGTGCGCCGCATCGACTCGTGGGACGCTGCTACCAAGATGCCGCAGTACGTCAACGACGCCGCGAACCAGACGCCTTCCACGGGCGGCATGAGCACCGGCATCGGCTTCGGCTGCAACGCTGGCGGGCCGAAGATGAACGTCTTCAACGGCGCGAAGGACGCGCCCGATTCGATCCGCCTGCGCGGCTTCACCGACGACAAGGGCGACGGCGTGGGCGTGGCGAACTCGACCGGCATCTACATCGGCGGCGGGCGCTCGACCGCGAGCGCTGCGAAGCTGGGCATCCCGTTCGCGCCCGATCCGTACACGGCGGGTTTCGTTCCCGGCAACGCTGGCAACGGTGGCTCGCGCGACGCGGGCGCAGGCCCCGCGTTCACCTGCTTCGTCGGCAAGTTTGTCACGGCGACGGGTGCGGTGGCGAACGGCGCGGCCGTGGAAACCGGCTACGTCAACCGCAGCGGCGTCGCGCTCGTGGCGACCGAATCGGTGTTCGGTTCCGCGTCTGCGGCTCAGGCAGCGCCCGCCTGATGCTCGTCCGTGGTCTTCTGACGTTCGACGCTAACGGGAGGGTCCGCACTACACAGGCCCTCCCTGAAGTGTTCAATGGCGGCACGCCGACCATTGCTGGGCTCTTGAGCTTCGTGAACGGCGTGCCGATCATCTTTCGCGGAGGGCTTGGCTACTTCGCCGATAAGTCGATGGCTGGCACCTTCAGCGGATCGGTGGACCACTACGTTTCCGGGCTCGCTATCACGTCGTCGCGCATGCTGTTGATGTCCACGAGCGCGCCCATCGACCATTACATCGCGGGGCTACCGCTCGCGGCGAATGGCGCACTGTGCATCGCTGCGCCCGAAGTTCCGCCCTCGCTGCGCGCCTTCAGCGATGGTTTCTCGAACGGATTCGGCTGATGACCATTCGATCCATTGTCGATCTGCTCGCGGAAGTCAATGCGAAGATCAACGACAACAACGTCGGCGACATCACGCCCGCCGAGTTGCGGCAGTTGTTCGTCGATCTGCTCGATACGGTGTCGCCTGCCTACGGCGCAATCGAGTGTTCTGGCGACAGCATCAGCACGACCGCGACGCCGCAGGTTGTCGCGCCCTTCACCGCCAGCATCAACGCGACAGCGGGCTACTACACGGTCAACCTGACGAACGGCAGCGTCACGCGCCTGATTGCGAGCGCGAGCATCGCGGGCGCTACCGACTTCATCATCGTCGATGGCGCGGTCGAAGGCGGCAACAACGAACTCGTCACCCTCGCGCTCTACAAGAACGGCGCGCCGACGCCCTACGAAGTCGGCGTGACCTGCCAAGGCGCGGGGCGTCCTGTCGGCTTCAACCTCGCTGGCATCACGTACACGGACGGCGCGACCGATGCGGTCTACGACGTGCGCGTCACGGGCGATGCGGGCAACAAAGTGTTTTCTGATGTCTCGCTGATCGTGCAGGCCCAGCCCGTGCGGTCTTTCGTTTGATGTGCTGTTCCACCGTCGCAACCTAAAAAGGAAAATCGCCATGTCGCTGCAAGAAGCTGATTTCGACCATCGCCAGTTCACCACGCCCGACGCGGGCGACGACAAGCTGTACGTCCGGTTCCTGCACGATGTCGTGCCCGATCCCGAGAAGACGAAGGCCGAAGGCCGTCCGATCTTCAAGGAAGTGCCCTTTATCTTCATTCAGGTTCCGGGCAACCTGCTGAACAACGTCCGCCGCCCGGTGCGCGAGGGTGACAAGCAGCGCTTCCCGCGTCAGTGGGCCGCGTTCGAGGCTGGGGCCGACCAGAACATCGGCAGCGGCATGCCGCTCGAAAAGTGGGCGGGCGTGACGCGCGCGCAGGCCGAGGAACTCAAGTTCTTCAAGATTTTCACCGTCGAGCAGTTGGCGAACGTGGCCGACAATCTGGTGCAGAAGTACATGGGCATTCAGGCGCTCAAGACGGCGGCGAAGGACTACCTCGCGTCCGCGACCGATGGCCGTGCGGTGGTGCAACTGCGCGAGCAGAACGAAGAGCAGGCGCGCACCATCGCCGAACTCAAGGATGCCGTCGCCAAGCTGTCGGCGCAGGTGCAGGCGCAGGGCGAGCGTCAGACGATCACTGCGAAAAGGTAAGCTGCCATGTCTTCGGTGCAGGTGACGCAACCCGTAGTCTTCATCGTGCAGCAGGCGTGCATTCAGCTTTCGCTGAATGTGCCCTCGACCGTCTACGGCGGGCTCGATGAGAGCGCGGACCTGATGGGCTCGCTCATCAACAACGCGGGGATTACGCTCGCGTCCCTGTATCCGTGGCAGGCGCTTCGCTTCGACGCAACCTTCACCGGCGACGGGTCGAAGACCGACTTCGACCTGCCCGCCGACTTCGCCCGCTTCGTCGATCAGACGGGGTGGTCGAACATGATGACGCAACCCGTTGGCATCGTCACCGCGCAGGATTGGAGCGCTGGCAAGGCGCGCGTGGGCGCGGGCTTCACCGTGATTCCGGTCGCGCGCATCACGGGCAACAAGTTGCAATTCTTCAACAAGCCCGCTGACGGCGAAGTCTTCACCTTCCAGTACATCAGCAAGGCATGGGTCATCGACGGCGACGACCCGCAGCAGGTTAAAACCTACTGCTCGAACCCCGGCGATACGCCGAAGTTCGACTGGCTGCTGATGATGCTGTCGGTCAAAAAGCTGTGGCTCGAAGCGAAACAGATGGACTCTGCGAACGCCACGAATGACGTGAACGCGCGGCTCACGCAACTGCTGGGGCAGGACAACCTCGCGCCCGTGCTCTCGCTGAATGGCAGCGTCTACGGCCAGCCGCTCATCAGCGACGCGAACCTGCCGATGGTCGGAGCGGCCTGATGTTCAGTCTCGCCAACAGCAGGAACCGCAAGCGCTCCGCGAACGCGGGGCAGATCGCTTCGCTGCCCGCCGCCAGCGGCGGCATGAACGCGCGCGATCTGTACGGGCAGATGCCCGCAAACGACGCGCTGCTGTTGCAGAACCTTCTCGTGCGCCCGACCGGCCTTGTCGTGCGCAACGGCTTCACCGAGATCGCCAGCGGCTTGCCCGGTGCCATCGGCACGCTGCTGTCCTACTTCCCGGCCATCGACGCGGGCTCGCTCGAAGCCGGAAGCGGCCTGTACGGCGTGGACGTGCTCGGCGGCAGCGTGCGCCGCGTGCAGCCGTTCGCCGTCACGGCGGGCAAGCTGTTCGCTGCGGCCGACAACAGCCTCTTCGACGTGACGGCGGGCGGCAGCGGCCCGTGGACGGCCGAAGCGGGCGTGACAGGCGTCACCGACTACTGGAACGGCTGGAACTTCCAGAACATCGGCGGCAGCTTCCTCACGGTCACGAATTGGGGCGGCGGCTACGCCTACTTCGACGGCACCGCATGGACCGCTGTCGCGGCAGGCGACGGCACTGGCAACACCATCAGCGGCGTCGATCCTGACACGTTCGTCTATCACTTCGTCTTCAAGGGCAGGCTCTACTTCATCGAGCGCGACAGCACGCGCATGTGGTATCTGCCTGCGGGCCAGCTTACGGGCGTTGCAAAGGCGTGGGACTTCGGCGCGCAGTTCCGCCACGGCGGCGCGTTGCAGATCATCGCGTCGTGGACTCAGGACGCGGGCGAGGGCATCGACGACTACTTCATCGCCGCGTCGAGCACGGGCGATCTCGTGATCTACAAGGGCTACGATCCCGACAACGCGCCTACCGACTGGCAGCTTCACGGCGTCTGGTACATCGGCGCGCTGCCCTACGGCTACCGCTGCTGGGACCAGACGGGCGGCGACGTGATGATCCTCGCGCAGTACGGCGCGGTGTTCGTGTCGCAGGTGCTAGGCGGGCAACTGCTCGAAGTCGGCGGCGTGGCGTCGAAGGTGGCGTCGCTCATCAGCGCTGCGATGGCGGGCTACAAGAATGTCTTTGGCTGGTCGGTGCGTCACGTCCCGTCGCAAGACATCGTGCTCATCGGCTTCCCGAAGAACGCGGCTGGCACGCTGGGCACCTACGCGCAACTCGCCTTCGGCGTCTTCACTCAGGCGTGGTCTCTGCTGTCCGACATGCCGATTCACTCGGGGCAGAATCACGATAGCGTCTACTACTTCGGCGACGAAGAGGGCAGCGTGTGGCAGGGCTTCAATGGCGCGCTCGACCGCGTTCAACTCGGCCAGTCGGGCGGCGACTCGATTCGCGGCATGTGGATCACGAGCTACCAGCCGCTCGGCGATCCCGGCATGCTGAAGGTCTTCCCGATGGTGCGGCCGAACGTCGTGCGCACGGGGCCGTTCTCGATGAGCGTCAGCATTCTCGTGAACTACCAGCCGCGCAAGCAGGGCGTCGTCGTGCCCGTCACCGCGCAAGACCTTTCCGCGCGCTGGGACAGCGCGCTGTGGGATCAGGCGACGTGGGCGGGCGAGGGCATCCCGTTCCTGAAGTGGTTCGGCACGAAGGGCTCGGGGTACGTCGCAGCCGCGCAGATCATGTTTGCGGCCACGGGCGGCTCGCGCTTCAATCAGTGCGACTTCTGGACCGTGCCGGGAGGGCCGCTTGTATGATCGTCAGCCCCAGCACCCCGCAGCAGTGGCAGGCGCTCGCCGCGATCCTGCACGAGCGCGCGGGCGTTCACCCCAGCGCGGACCTGCGCATGCTCGGCTGGGTGAGCGACGACAAGTTGCAGATGGTGGTCGGCTTCAATGCCTTCATCGGGCGGACGTGCCAGATGCACGTTGCGATGGCCGAGGGCTTCACCTTCACGCCGAAGGCGATGCTGCGCGCGTGCTTCGACTACGCCTTCAATCAGGCCGGGTGCGCGATGGTGCTCGGCGTGGTGAACTCGCAGAACGAAGCGGCCATGCGCTACGATCTGCACCTAGGATTTAAAACTCTCTACGCTCTGGCGGGCATGCACGACGAAGGCGGCGACATCGTGCTGCTCGGCATGACGCGGGAGGAATGCCGTTTTCTGGAAGGGGCCGAAGATGAACGCGAAGCCGCTGTACTTCATTAACGGGCGTCTGATGCAGGCGACGCCGTGCCAGCAGTGGCAAGGCGGCGGCAAGGGCGGCAGCGCGCCGCCTGCGCCCGACTATCGCGGCGCGGCGGCTGAACAGTCGGCCGCGTCGAAGGAAATCGCCAATCAGCAGACGTGGGCGAACCGTCCGACCATGAACACCCCTTGGGGGCAGATGGGATGGAACGCGAGCGCCGCAGTGGACCCCGCGACCGGCCAGCCCATCACGAAATGGGAGGGCAACCTCACGCTGTCGCCCGACCAGCAGGCCGCGCTCGACGCGCAACAGAAGGTGCAGCAGGGCCGCAGCGAACTTGCGCAGGGCTTCATGGGCCGCGTGGGCGAAGCCTACAAAGACCCGATGGACTACTCGAAGATGCCTGCCGCACCCGGCAGCATCGAAGAGTCGCAGCAGAACGCCTACGGCCTGATGTCGAAGATGTTCGAGCCCGGTCGCACGCAACAGCGCGAGGCGCTCGACAACCGGCTCGCCGCGATGGGCGTCGATGCGAACTCGGAAGCCTACAAGCGGCAGCAGGCGAATCTCGGCGAGCAGTTCGGCAGGCAAGACCTGATGGCAGGCATTGAAGCCATGAATCAGGGTCGCCAGCAGGCGAGCGCGCAGCAGGGCCTTCGCCAGTCGGCCATCGCTGAGGAAGCGCAGCGTC